GTCTTTAACCGAACTGAAAGAAAGTACAATAAAGTGCTTCATGTGCGGAAGAGATGATAGCCGAAGAATTGCCGAAAAAATTGCTGATGCACTTGGAGTTTCGCTGGTGTACAGCAATCGAATTTACAGAGTTGATGAAAAATAATCTTCCGTGATTATATTTTATCACATTATCTGTCCCGAAATCAGGACAGGAAGGAGAAAATCATGGACAAGAACTATCCCACCAGAGAAATGATGTCCGAAAGCGGACGCAGGATCATACTCGTAAACGAGCCAAGCCCTGAGCTTATGGCAAAATGCCTCAAGCGTATCATCGACAATAAGCTGCTTGAAGCGGCTAAGGAAAAGGCAGGTGTAAAGTAATGAGCATCACCAATCACACCAAGGCTCAGACCACTTACGATATGATCAAATTTGCTTATGACCATATGGAAATTATCTAAGAGGAGGAGAACCTGTGTACAAAGTAATCGACACATTTGACGGCTTTGAAGACATCATCGGAACGTATGATACGTTTGACGAAGCCAGAGCTGCGGCAAAGGAGCGTGCAGAAGATACTGACGGCGAATGTCAGGTCAACATCTTCGCTAAGACAAAGAAAGGCTATAAGGTGATAATATGACTAAGCAGACAGCAAACACAAGGCCCGTAAACATCAAGCAGGATCCTTCTGCTGATGCCCTTGCCGACACTATCGCAAGGCTCATCAGAGCGATGGAACAGGGGACAAAAATTCAGAAGGAGGCAGATGAAGAATGAGATGGTATATACTCAGATACATATTTGAGGGTCAGAAATTTTCCTGCCGCATACAGGCGGAAAACTTCAAGGGTGCATTTGAGAGTGCAATGAAATATGTTGTTGGTGCGGCTCGGATACTGTCAATCGCCGAGTGCCCCATACAGAGGTGATGATATGCGGATAGCTATTGATGCGCCTGCGGTGCGGTCGCTGTCGGCGAATGAGAAGATGGTTTATCAGATGCTGAAAGAGGGCAAAAACCCGAGAGAAATTGCTAAGAAGCTTCACCTTGCTCTCGGAGATGTGACAGATCTGAAATACAATAGCCACGATGTAATGCCCGATACGGTCGTTAATCTGATAACATCTATTCGTGAAAAAGGGTGGGACATTCCCACGGATAACAAGGAGGATAATGAAATGGCAAGGAAAAGCAGATTTGATGCTGAGGAAAAGCGCAGCATCGTTACAGAATATCGTTCGGGCGCTACTATGGCGCAGATAGCCAAAAAGCATGATACGGTCAAGAGCACTGTGTACAGCATTGTGCGTGACTACAACGAGCACGGAGATGCAGCATTTGCACCTATCACCGATGAAGAGCTCGAACGAGCTCACGGCAATGATACCCCATGCTATGAGGTCACAGGTGATACCGACATGGGAGCGTATATGGCTGACAGGATAAAAGAAGAGCCTGCAACGGCGGCAACCGTTACAAGCTCTGAGCAGGAAACTTGTGACAACATTCCTGCGGATATTGTATCACCTTTCGGGGAAAATGTCAAGAACACGCCTGCTATTCCGCAGTCGGTAAAGGAGGCATGCTGGGAACGAATCGAAAACCTCAAGGAGCAGATTGCCGCTGAACAGGCTGTCATTGATGACTGGACAAGGCAGGTTGAAGAGATTGAGGTTTTTCTTGACCTGAATAAGGAATAAGGCATTTAGGAGGATTTGTCAAGTGAAAGTTTTAATAGCCTGCGAGGAGAGCCAAGCGGTATGCAAGGCGTTCCGAGCCAAAGGGCATGAGGCGTATTCTGCGGATATGCAGGACTGCTCGGGCGGACACCCCGAATGGCACATCAAGGGCGATGTTCTGCCGATCATCAACGGCAATGCTGATTTTGTGACAATGGATGGCACTGCACACCGTATAGACGGCAAATGGGATTTGCTGATAGCGCATCCGCCGTGTACATATCTGACGAACGTTGCCACACGCCATTATAGTTTAAAATGCACCCCCGCCGAAAAGGTCGTTGAGCGTATGGAACATCGGGAAGAAGCAATAGTGTTTTTTATGCAGTGCATATTAGCCGATGCGCCAAGGATTGCTGTAGAAAATCCTATTGGTCGTATGGGCAAAGTGTACCGCAAGGCAGATCAGGTCATACACCCATATATGTTTTCAGGCGGAGAAAAAGATACCGAACAGTTTGTTACCAAAGCAACGTGCCTGTGGCTCAAAGGACTGCCCAAACTGCAAGCAACATATATCGGTGACAAGCCCAATAATGCAAAACTGTTTGGGACATATTCCAACGGAAAATCACGAACATGGGAAGAGACACGAAAAGCGGGAAAAGAACGGTCGAAGTGCAGAAGCAAAACATTCCCTGGCATCGCACAGGCCATGGCTGAACAGTGGGGGTAAATTCCCAAACCAACGAACAAATGTCACTTTTTGAGGAGGAATAAAAATGGAAATCACTATTGAACAGATTGCGGAATATATCCGCAAAGCGTCGATGTATGACGCCATTATCAATTACACAAAGGCGTCGAAGTATTTCAGCCGTGAAGATATTCTGGCGTTTGCGGGTGAGCATGACACCGCCAAAAAGCAGGAGGACATTACAGATGGAAATTTCTGATTTTCTGTGCAACAGCCGTGCTTTTCAGCGCTGCGAGGACAGATATCTGAGCGATGCGGAGCATGACGGTGCTGAGGACGATAACGACATAGAGAACGAGGAGGACGCAGAGGAAGATGACTGAATCGGAATACCGTTCTCACCCATCTGTAAGCCGCTCTGAACTCTGGAAGCTGATATCGGAAGGTCCCGAAAAATTCAATTATCTGCGTTCAAATCCTCAGCCTCCGACAAATGCGCTGATATTCGGACAGGCATTTCACATGGCGGTTTTGCAGCCCGAAATTTATGATGACAATTTTGCCGCTCCCCCATCTTGTGACAGACGGACCAAGGCGGGAAAAAAGGTCTGGAGCGAATTTATCGCACTGAATAAAAACAAGGTGCTGATATCCGGAGAATGGCAGGAGCAGATCATGGCAATGAAAAATAAGCTGATGTCCGATTCGTTTGTGCGTCAGCTGCTTTCAGGAGACCCTGAAAAGCCCTTTTTCTGGATTGATAATCTTACGGGAGAGGGCTGCAAATGCCGTGCGGATTGTGTTACCGAAATAGGCGGTGCTGTATATGTTGTGGATCTGAAAACCACGGAGAATGCTGCAACGGACAAGTTTATGAAAAAATCCATTGACTATGGATATCCTCTCCAGGCTGCCATGTACTGTGAAGGCGTAAAACAGGCAACGGGCCGTGAATGCAGCTTTGTGTTCATTGCTATTGAAAAATCGCCGCCTTATGCAGTGAATATCATGCAGGCAGACGAGATTTACAGACAGTACGGTTATGATATTTTCAGGGAAGCATTGGGCATTTATCATGACTGTAAAATAAACAATAACTGGTACGGCTATCTCGGCAAATTCCATAACATAAATATTCTGGGACTGCCGGCCTACCTTGCAAAGGAGTTTGAATAATTATGGAAAACGCACCCGTTACATATCAGAATAATGCACCTCAGAATTTCAGTGCCAATGTAATGTCAGCCGGGCTTGACAATATCAATCAGGGTACTGTGGCAATAGAGGCAAGCAGAGCGATCGCCGAGGCTCAGGGTGCCCTTATTTTGGCAAAGCAGTATCCGAGAGATGAAATAAAGGCATACGCAAGAGTTATTGAAGCGTGCCAGCGTCCTGAGATGGCTGCCAAAGCATTCTACAGTTTTCCGAGAGGAAAAGAAACGGTTGAAGGTCCCACGATCAGATTTGCGGAGGAACTTGCCCGCTGCTGGGGCAACTTTGATTATGGAATAAAGGAGCTTTCTCAGGATAACGGAAAAAGTGAAATGCAGGCATACGCCTGGGATCAGGAAACAAACACAAGAAGCGTTCAGAACTTCACCAATCCGCATCAGCGTGAAGCATTCGGAAAAATGCAGGTGCTTACCAAGCAGCGTGATATATATGAAAATAACGCCAATATGGCAACACGCCGTCTGAGAGCACGTATTCTTGCCGTTCTTCCGTCTTGGTTTGTGGACGGCGCTATTAACGAATGCAAAAAGACACTTGCGGGGCAGAACGATATGCCGCTGATAGACAGGGTCAAAAATATGGTGGTTCAGTTTGCAAAATTCGGCGTTACACAGGAACAGATAGAAAAGCGCCTTAAGCGCAGAATTGATACGATGTCATCTGACGATTTTATTGAATACATCGGTATTTTCAACGCCATAAAAAGCGGTGAAAGCAAGGTTGCGGAATGGTTTGAGACAGACAAGAACGCCACTGCCACAGACCTTACGTCAGCCTTGAAGGGCGGTGACGGCAATGATAATATGTGACAGCAGGGAAAAGAAAAATGCCCATATCCTGCAGTATTTTGACAGGAACGGCATTGCTTACAAGGTCAGAAAAATGGACGTTGCAGACTATCAGTCCGAGGGCAGGGACACGCTTGTTATCGACCGCAAGCAGAACCTTGACGAGCTTGCAACAAATCTTACCAATCCGCAGGACAAGGGCAGATTCTGGCGGGAAGTACGCAGGGCGTATTCCTCGGGCATAAAGATGATCGTTCTTTGTGAGCATGGTAAGGGCATAAAGTCCATTCCCGATGTGGTCAAATGGAACAGCAGATATTCCACTGTTACGGGGCATGTCCTGCAGGAAAAAATTTATCAGTGCCACATTTCATATGGCGTGGAATTTCTTTTCTGCAATAAATCCGAAACGGCGGCAAGAATAATCGAACTTCTCGGAGGTGCATCTGATGATAAATAAATGGATAGGCATGGGGCGGCTCACAGCGGATCCTGAGCTTCGACAGACACAGAGCGGAGTATCTTCCTGCAATGTTACCGTTGCCGTGCAGCGTGACTTTACGGACGGCAGCAGCGTTCCGTGCGGCAGGCATTGAAGCGGAGCACATTGACGGCGGCACTCCACGGGCTGAGCGTGATGAGATAGTCAGGAAATTCAAGGAGGGCGCTCTGGATATCCTCTGCAACGTTGACCTGATATCCGAGGGCTTTGACGTGCCTGACTGCGAATGCGCTATCCTGCTGCGCCCCACACAATCACTTACGCTGTATATCCAGCAGGCCATGAGGTGCATGAGATACCGTCCCGATAAGCGTGCGGTGATAATCGACCACGTGGGAAATTACGCCCGTCACGGTCTGCCTGACGATGACAGGGAATGGACACTGGATAAAAAGCCAAAACGCAAAAAGGGAGAAAAAAGCCAGCCTGCCGAAAACGCTGTTACCCAGTGTCCCGAATGCTTTCTCACCTTTCACACGAGGGACGAAAGCGGAGAGGTCGTGAAGAGCTGTCCCTACTGTGGAACGGAGCTGCCCGTCAAAGAGCGCAAAGAGATAAGGCAGGAGGAAGCTGTGCTTGAAAAGATAGAGGGCTTCCGAATAGATTACTCCGACCCCGACAGCTGCAAAAGCTACAAGGAGCTGCTGCTTTATGCCAAAAAGCACGGCTATAAGCCCGGCTGGGCATATTATCAGGCAAAGAAAAGAGGGCTGCTGATTGACGGAGCATGAGATACAGAATGAGATACGTGCCGCCCTGTCCCCGTATGCAGTGATGTTCCGCTGCAATGTGGGCTGCGGATATACCCGGGACGGCAGATTTTTCAGCACAGGTCTTCCGCAGGGCTTTTCGGACTTATTCGGCGTGCGCAGCTCCGACGGGAAAGCAATATTCATCGAGGTAAAAAGGTCCGATGGCAGGGCATCGGAGGAACAAAAAAAATTCCTGAAAGCGATGAGAAATAACGGGGCGATAGCAGGAATATGTCACAGTGGAGAGGAAGCAATCAAACTTGTATTGGAGGAATATAAATGAATTTTACAACAAACTACGATAATGTGGGAACAGGCTCAGACCTTATTCCCGAGGGCGAATATGAGTGCGTTGTCAGAACAGCCGCACTTAATTCCACAGGTAAAGGTACGCCCTATTTTGATGTACGACTTGTTATCAGGAATGATGTTTCTCAGAAATTCTCAAACAGGTACATCTTTCATTCTTTGTGGAAGAAAAAGGAGCCTTCCGAGGCTGATATGCAGGTGGACGGATTTTCTTTTGCGCAGATAATGGCACTTGCCAAGGCTGCACAGCTCCCTGCCGGAAAGTCATATGCAGGGCTTAACGAAATGGGTAAAGACCTTATCGGCCAGCCTGTCCGTGTGACCATTGAGCACAGCACAAATCCAAATAACGGTCAGACAAATGAGCGTGTGAAGTATGTCAACGAATCAAAATATCCCGACTGCAGACACGTTTACAAGGAAGCTGCTCCCGCCGCAGGCAGTCAGACCTATGCCCAGAAGCCGCAGGCGCAGTTTGCATCGGCAGCTGTTCCCACCGCTGTCACAGCGGCAGATCTGAGCGATTTCGAGGAGGTCATAAGCGACAGTGACCTTCCGTTCTGAAAAGAGGTGAGGGGGAATGTATGAATACATACCCGAAGAAATAAAAGCACTTAAAAACTGGGTATGCTGGAAGGCTGTCCCCGACCCGAAGCCCGACCGCCCCGACCATATCAGCAAGATACCCATAAACCCCTATACAGGCGGACAGGCCCAGAGCAACAATCCCGAGACGTGGAGCGACTTTGACACAGCTGTCAGCTGCTCCCGCCGATTTTCGGGAATAGGATTTATCTTCAACAATTCCGGATATTTCGGCGTTGACCTTGACGGCAAGACAGATGCACTGAAAGCCTTTGAGGGCGGCGATGACAACAACATCATCGGCGAATTTATCCACACACTGCAGTCATACACGGAAAAGTCCCAGTCAGGCACAGGCATTCACATCATCTGCAAAGGCTCTCTTCCCAAAGGCGGCAGACGTTCGGACAAAAACGGCGTTGAGATGTATGAAAGCGGCCGCTTCTTTGTGATGACGGGGAACATCTGCGCCGAATATGCGGAGATAACCGACGGCACCGAGGCGATAAAAGGGCTGCATGAAAAATACATCGGCGGCGGACGTGAGCCGCAGCAGAGGCGGGAGATATCTTCCGCTCCCTGCTCCCTTTCCGTATCGGAGGCGCTGGAAGCGGCAAGGCGCTCAAAGCAGGGAGCCATGTTCTCCGACCTTTACGCAGGGCGGTTTGAAAATTACTTCAAATCACAATCGGAGGCTGACCTGTCGCTGTGCAATATGCTTTCGTTCTGGCTGGGTGCGGATCCCGACAAAATAGACGAGGCTTTCCGTGCATCGGGGCTGTATCGTGACAAATGGGACCGCAGGCAGTCAGGCAGCACCTATGGCCGCATTACCATAAAAAAGGCTGTTGACAGCACCCGTGAGGTATATAACCCCAAGGGCGGCTCGGAAAGCTATTCCATATCTATAAACGGCAGCTCCGAAAAGCCTGCGCTGCACACCATGGACGACATGGGAAATGCCCTGCGGATAATGGATAAATTCGGCGAGAAGATACGCTACAATCACGTTGAGCGCAGATGGATGTATTACGATGAACGCCGCTGGTGCTATGATGATACGGGTACCATTTACCGCATCGCCGACAGTGCCATTGACGACATGAAAAAGGAGTACGCTTACTATCTTTCGGAAAACGGTGCGGAGGACGATATCACCAAGGCGTTTGAAAAGCACATGAAAGCGTCACGCAGCCGTAAGTCCAAGAAAAATATGGTGGAGGAGCTTCAGCATCATGTGCCCATACTGCCGTCATCTCTCGACAGGTACAAGACAATCGTCAATGCCCCCAACGGCATGATAGACCTGAAAACAGGCGAGCTGCTGCCCCATGACCCGCAGAAATATATCACAAAAATACTTTCGGCAGAATACACCGACCATGCGGACTGTCCACAGTGGCAGTCGTTTCTCATCGACATCTTCAACGGTGACAGGGAGCTTATACGCTACGTCCAGAAGGCTGTGGGCTACTGCCTCACAGGCAGCACGTCCGAGCAGTGCGTGTTCTTCCTCTACGGCACGGGCAGGAACGGCAAATCCACTTTCCTTGAAGTGCTGCGTGATGTTTTCGGCGGGTATATCACAAACATCCAGCCCGAGACCATCATGGTCAGGAGCAGCGGAAACGGCAATGCAAGCAGTGATATCGCACGTCTTAAAGGTGCACGGCTGGTAACATCGGTGGAGCCTAACGAGGGCATGCGGATAAACGAGGGACTTCTCAAACAGCTTACGGGTGATGATGTGGTCACTGCCCGTAAGCTTTATTCGGACGAGTTTGAGTTCAAGCCGGAGTTCAAGCTCTGGATGGCGACCAACCACAAGCCGATCATACGAGGCACCGACACGGGCATCTGGAGGCGTATCCATCTGATACCCTTCACCGTGCAGATACCTCCCGAAAAGGTTGACCGCAGGCTGCCATTCAAGCTGAGGTCAGAGCTTCCCGCAATACTCAGGTGGTGCGTGGACGGCTGCATTCTGTGGCAGAGAGAGGGGCTGGGAATGCCTGCGGCTGTACTGAACTCCGTTAACGAGTATCGCCGTGAAATGGACGTGATATCAACGTTCATCGACGCACGCTGTGTTGTGGCCGAGGGTGAGAGTATAAGCGCCAACAAGCTTTTTGCCGTCTATTCCCAATGGTGCGAGGAGTTCTGCGAGTATCGCATGAGCAGCACAAAGTTCGGAGTTGAGATGTCAAAGAGATTTCCGAAGCTGCGCACCAGTGCAGGGCAAATTTACCGTGGCATTGCACTGAGTGATGTACCCCAAAGCAGATTTACGGTAAATTATTAGCGTTCAGTGTAGGGTATGTAGGGTTTACCCCTAAAATAAAAAAGTATTTTATAAATAATATATAATATATAAAAAGGTATTGAAATACGCCCCAAACTATACATACCCTACACTACCATACATCAAATTCAAAGGAGTGATCGCCTGTGACCGAGCAGGAAATAAAGAAACTTGAACATCAGGCATACGACGGCAGCATTAACATCGACTCTCTTCCCGCTCCCGAATACCGATATTTTGACCGTATCCGCAGACTTTACAAAAGATACAAGTTTGACAAAATGCCCCGGGAATTTGCCGAACGTATGAAACGTATAGCGTTCTCTGAATATATGCAGGACATTGAAGAGCACAAGAGGTACACTTCGATGTATGCACAGTATCAGTACAACATTAAGCAGGCGGATAAGCTTAAGATCGAGGCTGAAAAGGCTGACACGATATATCACATTGCCTGCTGCACTGCTGATATTGTTGGAATGCTGACGGGTGATGAGGGATATGGGAAAAGGATAAGGGAGAAGATCGGAGGAATGGATAAATGCTGAAATGTGAAAAATGCATTCATAAGAAAATCTGCATTGACGGAGCAAATTATAGGAACGCTGAGGTTTGCAGGAATTTTGTCAATGAAAATGATTTTACACCGGTGGTGCATGGGCATTGGGTATATAATCAAAACGGGCATGACTGGGGTTTAGGTGCATGGGAATGTAGCTTGTGCCATAGTGTTAATAACAATCTGCCGATCGACAAGCGGTTCAGCCCATATGTGTATGCTGGCTCTAAATACTGCCCGAACTGTGGGGCAAAGATGGACGGAGGTGAAAACAATGGAACGTGAAATATTATTCAGAGGTCAGACACGCCGTAAAGGCGAAAGAATAATAAACGTTCGAGGTGATAAGTGCGACAGTAACTGGGTATATGGGGGTATTTTCCCACAGAACAACGGTGGTGATTTCGCTATTATATATCAGCAGACACCTGAAATCAAAAAGTATACTGTTTATGCCGATACAGTCGGACAGTACACAGGGGTGACTGATAAAAACGGTACAAAGATTTTTGAGGGTGATATCGTAAGGTACGGCGATACAATCCACGAAGTGGCTTTTGAACAGAGAAACGGGACAGCATATTTTGGGCTGGTTTACTCGGAAAATGAAACTCTGCCGTTTGGTCATTATCAGGATTTGAGACAAATCGAGGTCATCGGCAACATTCACGATAATCCCGAATTGCTGAAAAAGGAGTGATGCATATTGACTGTGCAGGAGGTCAAGGCGGTGCTGAATGGGGCAAGAGATTCCGTAAGAGCATACCGACTTGCAAAAGATAAGGTAAATGCATACAAGCAGCTGCTGACATCAGGCAAGACGGCCAGATATGAAAGCGACGGCAGCACTCACGAGCAGAACGGCAATCCTATTGAACGGGCTTACTGTTGTCTCGCAGATTATGAAACGGAGCTGAACAATGCCGTTGCCGAAATGGTCAGATGCAGGAAAACTGCCGAGAGGCTTATAAGCTCTGTGGAAGACAGAACACAGCGTGAAGTGCTTACACGGCGATACATAATCGGGCAGAGGTGGGAGGATATTGCTTACGTGATGAATTATTCACGGCAGCATATTACTCGCTTACACGGGTACGCTTTGCAAAATATGTGCTTGAATGTTACATTTTCTCTGTGATATAATTATAATCAGCAAAGAACATAATGAAGCCGAGCCGAGGGCGGGAGCCTTAGTTTTCGCTTGTCGGCGGGCTTCATTTGCTGACAAAAAACTTATGCGTCCTTCGGGGCGCTTTTCTTATATCAATTTTTCGGCAGGTGGTGACCCGTGAATGAACAGAATTTAATTCCTTTTAATGAACGAAGTGAGAGTGAAGTGAGAGAGCTTAACGCCAAAGGCGGCAAGGCCTCGGGTGAGGCAAGGCGGAAAAAGCGTGATATGAAAAAATGTATGGAGCTGCTGTTGTCGCTGCCTGCTTCTCAGATGGCGGACTACCAGCTCCTTTCTGATATGGGCGTGAACTTCGATGAGCTGAGCGAGGACGAGGTCACGAATATGCTTGCGGTCAATGCGGCGCTGCTCAAACAGGCTAAAATGGGCGATGTGGCTGCGGTAAAGGAGCTGCGGAGCATTATCCGTGACGATGATATGCTGCGGCACAGGATCAGGTACGACAACGCCCGCCTTAAGCTTGACCGTGAACGGTACTTCCCATCGGCGGACGATCGGGAGGGCTTTTCTTACGGCGGCATTCCCGCAAGCATGGTGGCTCCTGCCTTTTCATCGGTGCTGTTTGACATTGCCGAGGGCGAACACTCCGAATATGTTTTCCCGGGCGGAAGAGGCTCTACCAAGTCCTCGTTTATCTCGCTGGCGGTCATCGACCTGCTGGAGAAAAACGAGGATATGCACGCCTGCATTCTCCGCCAGGTGGGCAACACTCTGAAAGATTCGGTGTATAATCAGATGCTGTGGGCGATATCTTCCCTCGGTCTTGACGATGAATATGCTGCCACAAAATCTCCGCTGGAGATAACCAAAACAAAGACGGGACAGAAGATATACTTCCGAGGGGCGGACGATGAGAACAAGATCAAGTCCATAAAAGTCCCCTTCGGGTTCATCGGCATTCTGTGGTTTGAGGAGCTTGACCAGTTCTCGGGTCCCGAGGCTGTCCGAAAGATAGAACAGTCGGTCATCAGAGGCGGAGACAGGGCTTACAAGTTCAAGTCTTTTAATCCCCCGAAATCGGCTCAGAACTGGGCAAACAAGTACATCAGGACGCCGAGGGCGGACAGGCTCGTTACCGAAAGCAATTATCTGACGGTGCCGAAAAAGTGGCTGGGCAAGCCGTTCCTCGATGATGCGGAATATCTGAAAGAGACCAATCCCACTGCGTATGAAAACGAATATCTGGGCGCTGCCAACGGCACGGGCGGAAACGTGTTCGACAATGTGGTCACACGCAAGGTCACTGACGAGGACATCAAGACCTTTGGAACGATTCTTCACGGCGTTGACTGGGGCTGGTATCCTGATCCCTTTGCGTATGTCAGGTGCGCATATCTGGCGGCGCAGCACACGCTGGTGATATATGACGAGTTCCGCTGCAATAAAAAGGGCAATGCGGAGACTGCTGCCGAGCTGAAAAAGCGTGGCGTAACGGCAAACGATATGCTAATGTGCGACAGTGCGGAGCAGAAGTCCGTTGCGGATTACCGCTCCTTTGGTCTGCTTGCCCGTGGAGCTGAAAAGGGCCCCGGGTCGGTGGATTATTCCATGAAGTGGCTGCAGTCCCTACGTGAAATAGTCATTGACAACGAACGCTGCCCCGAGACTGCAGCGGAATTTCTGGAGTACGAATACGAGCGCAGCAAGGACGGCGAGATCATATCGGGATATCCCGACAGGAACAATCACAGCATTGACGCTGTGCGGTACGCCACATCGCAGATTTGGAGGAGAAGCGGTAAATGAGCATTTTATCTTGGCTGAAAGGAGCGATATGCAAATTGTTTGACACTAATGAGCTGGCTGCGAAAATGCAGACCCTGCCTGCTGACAAGGACATGACCGAGGCGGTAAGGCTGTGGGCGGAATGCTACCGCTGCACGCCGCCATGGGCCGTGGCTGACAGCAATGTGCGCTGCCTTAATCTCCCCTACTCTGTGGCCCACGAAATGGCAAGGCTGGTCACGCTGGAGCTTAACTCGGAGCTGACAGGCTCGCCGAGGGCGGATCATCTTTCCGATGCGTACAGTCAGGCAGTGGCGATGTCCCCCGTGTGGGTGGAATACGCCTGTGCTCTGGGCGGGGTGTTCCTGAAGCCCTATGTATCGGGCGGGAAGATATACACCGACATCATTCAGGCAGACGCTGCGGCGGTATCGGGCTATGACGGTGACAACATCACCGAATGCGTTTTCGCTGACAGGATAGTCCGCAAAGGTAGGTATTTCACCCGCCTTGAAAAGCACTCCCTTTCGGGTACGAATTACACAGTGGTAAACAAGGCGTATGTGTCCGACAGCTCGGCGCAGATAGGGCGGGAGATAGTTCTCGGGGCGGTTGCTGAATGGGCGGACATTGCTCCGTCGGCGACATTTTCAGGCATAAAGCGGCCGCTGTTTGTATATATGAAAATGCCCGGGGCGAACATCATTGACAGGCGTTCCCCGCTGGGGGTCTCGGTGTTCAATGCGGCGATCTCCACTATCGAGGAAGCGGATATGCAGTTCACAAGAGGCATATGGGAATTTGAAGGCTCGGAGCTGGCGGTATATGCCGATGTGACGGCGGTGCAGCGCGGCGATGACGGCACGGAGACGGCTCCCAAATTCAACAGGCGGCTGATAAAAACGCTGGACTTTAACCAAGACCAGGCGTTCAATGTTTTCTCGCCTCAGATACGTGAAGAGGCTCAGAGGAACGGGCTCAACAATCTTCTTCGGCAGATAGAACGGCAGTGCGGACTTGCTTTCGGCACCCTCTCCGAGGTGCAGGACACGGACAAGACTGCCACCGAGATAAAGGCTTCCAAGCAGCGGTCATATGCCACGGTATCAGCCATTCAGGCGAACGTCAGAAAGGCTCTCACAGAGTTTGTACAGGTACTTGATATGCTCTGCGACATTCACGAGCTTGCCCCCAGAGGGGCGTGCGAGCAGTCATTTGACTTTGACGACAGCCTTGTTACCGACAGCGAGACCGAGCAGAAGATATGGCTCCAGGAAGTCTCTGCGGGGCTTATGTCTCCCGTGGAATACCGCATGAAGCGCTACGGCGAGACGGAGGAGCAGGCGGCGGCAATGCTCCCCGAAAGCTTTGAGTAATGCTTACTCCCGACTATTTGCAGGGTGCGCCTGCGGAGCTGGAGGAGCTTTTTCTCAGGCTCGAGGAGGATATCATCGCCGACATATGCCGCAGGATAGCAAAGGCGGGGTATCTTACCGACAGTGCGGAGCATCAGGTGCTGCGGCTTCGTGAGCTGGGTGCGGGAACGGAGTACATCAAGCAGAAGATATCCGAATATTCGGCGCTTTCCGATGAGGCTGTTGACCGATTATTCTTTGACGCTGCCCAGACCTCGGACGAGTTTTATAAAAAAGCATATGCGCAGGCGAATGTCGGCTACACGCCTTATGAATACAACGACTTCTTTCAGCAGGCGGTAACTGCCGGCGTGAACCAGACCAAGGGAGAATTGCGAAACTTTACGCAATCTATGGGATTTTCCTACCGTGGGTCAAACGGTCAGGTGCGGTTTCACGGTGCGGCGGAGGCTTACAGGGACTGTCTCGACTATGCGTATATGCAGGTGATGACGGGTGCTGTAGATCACAACACGGCGGTCAGGAACGCCACGAGGCGGCTCACAGAGGGCGGTTTGCAGTTTGTGTATTATGCTTCGGGGGTAAGGTGTCACGCTGATGTGGCTGCCCGCAGGGCTGTTCTTACGGGGCTTTCGCAAATGACGGGCAAGCTCTCGGAACACAATGCGGCGGAGCTTGGCACGGACATTGTGGAGGTCGATGCTCACGCAGGTGCAAGACCCGACCACGCAGAATGGCAGGGGCGGTGGTACTCGCTTTCGGGTAAGTCAAAGAAATATCCCTCCCTCAAAGCTGTGACGGGCTACGGCACGGTGACAGGTCTTAAAGGCGCCAACTGCCGACATGACTTTTACCCTGTTATAGAGGGCATTTCCGAACCAAGTTATACGGAAGAGGAGCTTAAAAACATCGACCCGCCGCCCTTTGAATACAACGGCAAGACCTACACCTATTACGAGGCGACCCAGCGGCAGAGGGCTATGGAACGCTCCATGCGCAAGACCAAGCGAGAGATACTTGCGGCTGATGCCACGGACGATAAGGACAGGTTCACGGAAAAGTCGGTGCTTCTCAGGAGGCAGAAAGAGGAGTACGGAAGATTTTCCAAGGCTGCGGGGCTTTCTTTGAGGAACGAGAGGACCCAGGTCGGGGGATTTGGTCACAGTCAGGCAAGCAGGGCTGCTTGGGTGGATAGGAAGGCGAAGTCAGGGCTTGACAATGGCGGTGAAAGTGGTATAATAAAGCTGAAAGAAAGTATAAGTTCCCGTTTCTCTGCTTCGCAAGACAGAATAGATTCTTTGATAAAATCTGATATGTCAAATATCAAGTTTACCTGCAAACCTGTCTATAATCCCCATATTCGAGTAAACGGCAAAACAAAAATCGTTGAAGATTGTGTTACCGGAAAGGTTAAACGCATAGAATCAATAGAGATTGGAAAACAGGATAAATCTAGCGCAGAGTTTTTGGAAGATACAATTATTCACGAAGAGTTGGAAGCTCGAATTGCAATGCGCTCGCTTTTCTCCTCCAAGTTCAGCAGACTCTATTACGACTGTTCTGATGATGAGCGTCATCAGTATATAAACAGCAGAATTGAACGGTATTTCCGCATAAAAGGATGGTGGTATGATGTCAATTAAAATAAATACGTGGGATGATGTCGATGATATTTTATTTGACGGAACCCCTGAACAAATTGCTCAGATACATTGCCCCGAATGCAAAGGAAGTATTACGTATGACTTTTCGAAAGCAAGTCATACGATGAATATTCGCTGCGCCAAATGCGGCGTTCACATAAGAGAGAATTGCGGTAAAAACAATATTCCTAACTTCGCAAAATCTTAAAACCGTCCCGAGAGATCGAGGCGGTTTTTTATACCCGAAAGGTGGTGAGAATATGAAAGATAACAACGTAATTGTGGTAATCAATTTTGTAAACGGCGAGAGTATCAGAATCAGATGTTCGGAATATAGCTTCGACCTCCAGCTTATATGCTTCGATGACGACAAGGTGGTTTTAGCTGCTCCAAATGAACAACTCGTTTGTGTTTATGAAGAAAAATACATAATTCTTGAATGATATTCGCAACTCGCAAGGGTATGCGCTATTTTTATGCCAATCACGTTTTGTTGAAGCCAACAAAACATACCCCTCGAAATCGAGGGGTTAAACTTTTTATATTAGGGAGAAAAAAACATGACCAAGGAATTTCTTACAAAGCTCGGAGTATCAGAGGAAAACGCAGCTCAGATACTTGCCGAAAACAAGAAGGACTGCGACGGAGTCTCCGCAAAGTTCGGGGACTACGAGGACGTGAAAAGTCAGCTCAGTGCCGCCAACAAGCAGATAGAGGAGTTCGGCAAGCTGGACTATGAGGGACTTAAAAAGACTGCCGACGACTACAAGGAAAAGCTGGCGGCGGCGCAGAAGGAAAGTGCCGCAAAGCTGGAAAAGATGCAGTTTGACCACATTCTGGAGGGCAAGCTCTCAGAGCGCAAGCCCAGAAATGCTGTTGCCGTAAAGGCACTGCTCAACATGGACGGCTTGAAGCTCTCAAACGGCGAGATAGTCGGTCTCACGGAGCAGCTGGACAAGATCGCCAAGGAAAACGACTTCCTTTTCGAGAGCAGCGAGCCTGTGCCTAAGTACATGGGCCCCACAGGCGGCGGTTCGGGCGGTCAGGCGGACGACAGCGCCGCAAGGGCTGTTATGGGGCTTCCCCCTCTCACGAAGTGAGAACTCACAAAGTAAGGAGGACGGCATGAACAAAGCAAGAGATGAGCCTTGTTTATCTTTGAGATGAACGAGGCTATTTTTATACACTAAAAGGAGGAATTTACATGGCAAATGCTATTGCACTTTTCAAGAAGTACACTGACCTGCTGGACGATGTTTACAAGGCTGCTTCCTGCTCTTCCGTGCTGGATATGGACGGCTCCCTTGTACAGGCGGGCGCAAACGCAAACGAGATCATTATCCCCAAGATAAGCATGGACGGTCTGGCTGACTACTCCCGCAACGGCGGCTATGTTCAGGGCAATGTGGAGATCACCAACGAGACCGTGAAGTTCAACTACGACAGAGGACGCAAGTTCAGCGTTGACGCTATGGACAACGAGGAGACTGCGGGTCTGGCGTTCGGCAAGCTGGCAAGCGAATTTATCCGCACCAAGGCTGTTCCCGAAATGGACGCTGTGCGCTTTGCTTCCTACGCTGCCATCAACGGAATCGGTTCAAAGACTGAGACCATCAGCGGTGCTGAGGCGTTCGTGGATTCGGTAAGAGAGGGCGTGAACGTACTGGACGAGGCGGAAGTCCCTGCGGACGGCAGATATCTTTTTGTTACACCCACCCTTTACAATGCGGCTCAGAGCCTTTACAGCTATGTTTCCAAATCTGTGCTTGAGGGCTTTGCGGGCATTATCAAGGTACCTCAGTCACGCTTCTGGACTGCTGTTTCCCTGCTCAACGGCACATCTTCCGGCGAGGAGATAGGCGGCTTTAAGAAAGCCGAGGCGGTGTATGAGGTGACAACCTCCCAGCCCGACGACTGGAGCACAAACTACAAGGATTATTACACCGTTTCCGACGGCGTTTACTCCCCTGTTACGGGCAACAGCGCTCCCGGCTGGGCTACAGGCAAATATTACAAGCAGACCTCCGCAGGCGGTGCGCCTATCAACTTCATGATAGTTCACAAGCCTGCTGTTATCCAGTTTGGCAAGCATACTGTAAGCAAGGTCATCTCCCCTGACGCTAACCCCGATGCGGACGCATACATCTTCTCCTACCGTGCTTACGGTCTCACCGACGCCTACGAAAACAAGGCTGCGGGCATTTACTGCTCTCACGCCTGACTGCTGAATTTCAGCAAAGGAGCTGAGAATGGCATACGCTGATTACAAGTTTTACAGCGAGGTTTTTCACGGCACCATGAGCGAGGCGGACTTTGCAAGATTTGCGGAGCCTGCCTCTGCTTATATTGACGCTGTTACATTCGACAGGATAACTCCCGAGCTTCTGGCGGACGAAAACATTGTCGGCAAGATACGCCGTGCCTGCTGCGCCTGCGCTGATGATATGTATTCATGCGGCAGGGCGGCAGATGTGAAGTCCGAGACCATAGGCAGCTATTCCGTGACCTACGGCGACAGGTCTCAGGCGGAGGTATCTTCGGCAAGATACAATGCGGTGAAGATATATCTGGGAAATGTTTATGCAGGCGGCGTGAAGCTGATGTTTAGGGGGTGTGGGTGATGATAACCAACGGCATATGCACCGTTTTCAGGACGGCGGGAAAGGCTGTCTTAAAGGCAGGCTCATTCCCCTGTATGTGGCAGGAGGTCAGAGCCTATGAAGTGCAAAAATACGGCGAGGAAAACGCCGACACTGCCAAGGTATTTATCCCCGACGTCGCTGCCGATATCCGAAAAGGCGACTACATATTTTTCGGGGAAATGAGTGACCCCACCGACAAGGAGCTGTACAGCGGCCTGCACGTACACAGCATAACGGTGAACAACTTCGGGTCCCGAAGTATGCGGCACTTAATGCTGGGAGTAAGATAGGAGTGATAAGATGATAGTTTTCAAGCCCATGAGCGCTGAACAGATCTGCATAAATCACAGGCTGGCGCAGGGCGGGTCTGTACAGAAATTCATAGACAGCGAATGCCTGAGGCGCTGCGACAGGTACACCCCCAAGGACACAGGCGAGCTTATCCGCTCAGGCATAAGAGGCACGGTGATAGGCTCAGGTGAGCTTGTTTATACCGCTCCCTATGCCCGAAAAAATTACTACAGCAACAGCGGACATGGGGCAAGCGGCACGGCAAGAGGCGGTCTGAGAGGACGGCTGTGGTTCAAGAGAATGAAAGCAGCTCACGTTCACACTATCCTTGCAGGGGCTGCTCAGATAGCGGGGTGCAGATATCGTGGCTGATTCCGTTATTGAATCCCTGTGGGACTTTCTCTGCGGCTGCCCTTTGCTGGCGGATTACACCATGCAGGTGAATTTCCGCAGCGATGACATCGACTGTGCGGGAATTGTGGAGGACAGCACCGAGGTATTGCAGACATATCTCTGCGGCAGCGAGCTTAAAGCCATGCACGCCTCTCTCTTCCTGGGGAGCCTGTCGGACGATGACCTGCGCAGGATACAGACCAGCGCTTTTCTTGACGATCTGCGCAGGTGGTTTTTGAACGTGCAGGAGCTTCCCGCTCTCCCCGAATACCGCACGGCTCAGGATATACGCATGGACGGAGCTGTACCTTTTGAGTACGAAAAGGACGGAAAGAAATGCACGTATCAGATGAGCATAACTCTTGAATACATTGAAGAAAGGAATGTTTGTTAATGTCAAATACGATAGTTAAAAGGACCCAGCTGGAACATTACATGGACGTAAGCTCCGCTGAAACCCCTCAGTGGGCAAGAATGGGTGACGGCTGGTCAAAGTTCGATGACGCAACTTCCGCTCAGACGGAAAGCACCAAGTACATCAACATGGACACCGAAAGCACCGACACCACAAGCTACAAGACCGCATACAACTTTGAGTGCGACCTTATGTATTCCGACCCCACCATCAAAAAGGTGTATGAGATATACAAAAACCGCAAGGTGCTGGGCGACTGCCTTGTAAAGATACTGACGGTGGAAAAGTTCAACGCTGTTTCGGGCGGCGGTTATGTGGCACGCATGGAGACCTGTGCGGTCGCTCCCTCAGGCACTTCCGAAAACAACAATAAGATGAAGCTTTCGGGTGCGTTCAACGGTCTGGGCGACCCTGTTATCGGCAAGTTTGCTCCTGCCACATCGGGCGGCGGCGGAACATTTACTGCGGATACTGCCGAAGCTGCTTCTGCCAATTCCGAAAGCAAAGCTGTAAATACGGAGGAATAACATGGAATTTAACTACGAAAGGAACCCCACTGCCGTTACCATATACGGTAAAAGCGTTGAGATACCCACAAAGACTGCATATTTCGTGCAGGAGACAAGGCGCATTGCAGCTGAGATAGTCAAGGCTCCCGATGCGGTAACGGCGGCAGAGGCTACGCTGGAGGGCATAAGGCTTTATCTGGGCGATGAGTTCGTAAATGAGCATTTCGGCGATGACGCAGGCGTGACCGATGCAGGCAGTCTTGACACCGATGAGATAGGTGCGCTGTGGGTGTTCCTGAACCGTGCCTCCGCAAAGGCAACGGAAGAGGTGCTGAAAAAGTATGCTCCCGCAGAGACTTCCCACTGAATACACTGAGGTGACGGACGGCGGCGTGACAGAGCTGCCGCTCCGCACTGATTTTATCTGCTGGATGAGATTTGAGGAGCTTATCACCGACAGCCGTATCCCTGAGGACAGACTGGTCATAACTGCCATGAGGCTCATTTTCCCCGTAATGCCCCGTGACCTTTCACGGGCTGCGATGTTCATGCTGTGGTTCTACCGATGCGGTGAACCGCCCAAGGAAACGAGCGAGAGTGGTACAATGCTTTCGAGCCGCAGAGCTTACAGCTTTGACGCAGACTTTCCCATGATAGCCGCTGCATTTTATGAAAAATACGGCATTGACCTATGGGAGACAAAAATGCACTGGTGGAAGTTCCGTGGGCTGTTCATGGGGCTGCATGACTGCCGCTTCACGGACATATGCGGCTGGCGGACGGCTGACATCTCGGACGATATGCCCGACTACAGGCGGGAGTTCCTTGAAAAAATGCAGCAGGTCTATGCGCTTCCGGTTTCAGCCAACGAGCTGAGAATGATAGAGGCGGCAAGAAGATTTCTTGATTCATAAGGAGGTGGGGGATATTGAATGACGGCGACCTTATTTTTAACACACGGCTTGACACTGCGGGGCTGAAAAGCGGACTGCAAGGTGCAGGTGGTGAGATACTGAAAATGTCCACTCAGGCGGCAGCAAAAATCGGCGAGATCTCCCTTGCGGCAGCAGGTGCAGCAACCGCAGCAATAGCCGCTCTGTCAAAATCAGCCATTGAATGCTACGGCGACTACGAGCAGCTTATAGGTGGAGTTGAAACACTATTCAAAGATTCAGCCGATGTTATAAAAGGATACTCGGAAGAAGCATTCCGCACAGTCGGAATGTCTGCCAACGAATACATGGAGACAGTAACAGGGTTTTCCGCTTCTCTTATCAGCAGCATGGGAAATGATACTGAGGCTGCGGCTGAAAAAGCCAATACCGCTCTCAGCGATATGTCAGATAACGCAAACAAAATGGGCTCCGATCTGGAATCAATAAAGAATGCGTACAGTGGATTTTCCAAGCAAAACTATACCATGCTCGATAATTTAAAAATCGGCTATGGCGGCACAAAATCCGAAATGGAAAGACTGCTTGCCGATGCCGAAAAGCTTCAGAAAAGCAAAGGCGTCGATGTTTCCTACGATATATCAAGTTTTGCTGACATCGTAGATGCTATCCATGTGATACAGACTGAAATGGACATAACAGGCACTACCGCCAAGGAAGCAAGCTCCACCATTCAGGGTTCCATTTCAGCGGCAAAGGCGGCATGGCAAAACCTGCTCACAGGTATGTCCGACCCGACACAGGACTTTGACAAGCTGTTAAACGACGTGGTTGAAAGTGTTGTGACAGTTTCGGATAATCTTGCGCCCAGAATTATGGCAGTGCTGCCCACAATGGCGACTGGCATTACAGAGCTTACCGAAAATCTTCTGCCTCTTATACCCGAAACTGTTGAACAGATGCTCCCATCGGTAATTGACGGTGCAAATTCCATTGTATCGGCATTGCTTAATACGTTAAGCTTCTTTGCCGACACAGCTATTCCAATAGTGACTGAAAATGCAGATGAGATAATCGGCACACTTATATCAGGAATTGTATCTGCAGCACCGAACCTTGCAGGCTCGGCAGCACAGCTTTGCACATCAATAGCGGAAGCTATCCTCTCCAACGCAGACATCATAACTGAGGGCGCTTCGGACATCGTAACAGCTCTTGCAGACGGCATTTCAAATAATCTTGATTCACTCATTCCCTCCGCCATTGATGCGGCACTTACCGTTGCAGAGACAATACTCGAGAATGCAGACAAGCTTTCGGAAGCCGCCGCAAGCCTGATCGATGGCTTGGCAAACGGCATTACAGCTTCAATACCCATTCTTGCCGAAAAAGCTCCTGACATAGTGAGTAAACTTTTTGATGCGCTCGTTGATTCAAGCGAGATACTTATAGATGCAGGCGTTGATTTCTGTACCGTCATTGCTGACGAGCTTATTCATTACGATTGGTCAACCGCTGCAGAACAGATGATGCTTAGCCTTTCCGATGCCGTTGATAATGCCCAGAAACACGTAATGCTCGGAATTGATAATTTGCTTGGCGGTGACGTTTACGGCGGAGATATAAACAATGTAGCGTCAACCGCTATGGTAGGCTATATGCGTGATGGTATTGATGACACTGTGCAGATGATAGAGGACGGGCAAAAAGCCGTTTCAGAAGCATATGACAAGGGTATGCAGGAAATAAATGAGCATTTTGGTCTGACTGCTGCTGACATGAGCGGCAAAGAATGGCTTGAAGCGGAAGCTGAGAGAGAAGCCAATGCAAAAGCCGTCCTTGAGCGTGAAAAAAAGCGTGCGGAAGAATGGAAAAAAGCTCAGGAAAACAGTGCGGCTGAAAATCAGTCTGCTGCTGAAGCAATATCAGAACAGCGTACCCTCGCCGAGACCGCTGCCGAGCAGATGAATGACGAGGAGCTGAAAAGCCAATGGCAGAAGCTTGACCATGAGTACGCCATGGGCATTATTGCCGACGAAGATGCGCTGTATCAAAAGCGGCTTGAACTGCTGAGAAAATACGGCGATGAAAGCAATACCGAACACTGGGGATATTACGAAAAGCTCCGTGCCTATGAGCAGGAGCAGCAGAAAAAAGCTCTGGACGACCGGGAGGACAGCCAGAACAAGGCGATAAAAAGCGCAGGCGAGAGCCTTGACGACCTGAACGCCCTTTATCAGAAAAAATATTCCGATATGCTCACTGCACAGAGCGACTACCGTTCACGGCTCATGGCTGTGGGCGGTTCTGTTTTTTCCGTTGAAAAGGAAACGGACGAGGACGGCAATGAGACCACCATCTACAAGGTAAATGACATTGAAAAGCAGATAGCCGCCATGGAGAAATATCACGCTGACATCAAGGCTCTGAAAGAGGACGGAGCAAGTTCAGCTCTGCTGGAAGAGCTGAACAGTATGTCCGCCGAGGACGGTGCCAAGATGGCAGAATACCTTGCGGGTATGAGTGAAGAAGAACGCCAAAAGGTCATCGAGCTGTACAAACGCAAGGAGCAGATAGCAGATGATCTGTCCGCCGACCTTTACGCCAAGGACGCCGAAAATATGCAGAACGCCTTTGCGGCGGCTCTCACGGACATGGGGGTGAACGCCTATGATTCGGGTGCGGCAGCTGCGGAGCAGTTCGCAAGCGGTTTTGGCGGCAAGCTGTCCGAGCTGATGAACATTTCCGCTTTCACTCAGGTGAGCGGCACTGTTGCCACCGAGGTATCATACAAGAACGCTGCGGAAAACAGCGGAAACCGAAATGTAAATGTGAATGTGGAGGTCACAGGCGGAGACCTCACCCTTGACAGCAAGGTGTGCGGTGAATATTCGCTGGACTACACCCAGAGCGTCAATGTGCAGAAAGGAAGATAATATGCTTGAACTTGTTATCAACAACGTCAAGGCGGACGGATATGTGACGGATTTTACCGTCAGCTCCGCCCCCAAAAAGGACAGCAGCGCATTTGAGAACCATGACGGCTCCACTGTGGGCGGCTATATAGGGGACATCATTACGCTGAACATCACGCTGAAAAAGGTCCCCACATCTGCGGCGGCTAAGATATCGAGCGCTGTCAGCGGAAAGACATTTCCTGTGACCTACTCCTCCCCTGCAGCGGTGTCGGCACAGTTCAAGAAAACGGCTTACAAGGCTGTGAGCCGTGGCAAGGGGCTTGAATGGGATATGTCCCTGACCCTTGAAAGCGCCGCTCCTGTGGGCGGCTCCCGCCTTTAGCCTTGCTCTGAGCATCGGCGGCATTGATGTGCCGCACTTCAATAACCTGCAGATATCATACACTGCGGACGGATACGGTGCAAGGGGCGTTTGCAGTCAGCAGCTGACCTTTGATGTTCCTGCCTGCGACTATGACGATGACACCGTGGGGCTGTTCCCCTATGGTGCGGAGGTACTTGTTTCCTGCGGAACTGAGGTGCCTGTGTTCTATGTGAGCAGCAGGAAGCCCTCGGGCGGCAGGCTGAGCTTCACCTGCTATGACAGGGCGATGTTCACATCTGCCAAATGCACCCTTGAAGAAAGTGATTTCACGGCGGAGGAGGACAGCTCTGGCGGTGATAGTTCGTCCGACAGTGACAGCAACGGCAGCAGCGATAGCAGCAACAGCTCTGACAAGAAAAACAAGCCCAAATTTGCATCTGTAAGCGCCGTGCTTGCCAACATCAAAAGCATATGCGGATTTACGGAGATCGCTGCGGGTGACATCATCGGCACAAAGATCACCAAATGCCCCAAGGACAAGGTCTTCGGGCGGACTGCCAAGGAAATACTCTCCGACCTGGCGGAGGCGGCCTGCGGCTGTTTCTTCGTACAGGGCGGGGTGCTTACATTTCTGCCCTTTGCCAGCGGTGCTTCATCGGCGCTGTTTGCTGTTGACAAGTACAGCAGCATTGAATACGGTCTGACCAAGGTCTGCGGCAGCGTTATCATGACCGACGGCAGCAGGACATACGCTTCGGGCGGCGACACGGACGCATATCACACAATGAAGATAAGCTCGGTCTATGCCTCGGAAGAGCTGGCAGGTGCGGTCATCGGTGCGATACAGAACAAGTCCTACAGGGCGTGGAGCTGCAAGGCTCTTGTAAGTGCGTATCCTGCCCCCGGGGCGGGCATTACCTTTGGTGAAACAACGCTTGTGACGAACTTCTGCCGTATGAAAATTACCGACTACGGGCTGTTTGCCGAGATGGGGCGGAACAGTGTGCAGGAGAACGAATATGACCCTCTGGCTGACCGTGTACAGATAGGCGAGGTCAACGGCTCCACGAAAATGACCCGACAGGGCATAAAATTCGTAAACGAGAACTCCAAGACCGAATACGGATTTGAAATGGCAGGCGAGGGTGTTGCCAGATTTGCGGGGGCGCTTCTTAACGGTATGCTTCCAACTGCGGTGAAGATCGCTGAGGACGGCAAAAGCCTCCGGGCGAACTACAACGGCAAGATTTTTGAGTACGCCATTACTGAGGACAATGACGGCAACATTATTCCCACGACAAGCGAGGTGAGCGGCGATGGATGATATGATGTGGTTCCTGCTGGGACTGGCGAATGAAGGCGGAAAGGTCAAGCCCATAACTATAACGGAAAACGGAGTATATAATGCGCCTGAGGGGTATGTGGGGTTTGAGCCTGTAACGGTTGATGTGCCGCAGAGCAGCGGTTTTCTGACATTGGAACAGCTGGCGGCACTGCCTACTGCGTGCAGTCTGAGCTATGGGGATTATAGAACGGACGTTAAAGTTCACGCTGATAATACGTTGGGCTATATAGAAAGCGGCAACACCACCTATGCGCAATATAACATAAATGTACGGTATAATTATGGAATGCTGTGCAAGGTCGTTTCAAAAAACAATGTCCCATTTTATGGGGCGTATTCTACGTTTACTATGTTCTGGAATCAATGGGCGTATGTGTATGACACCGAATCCGGAATAATCCACAAGGTGAATTTGTCAGAATGGGAATTGGTTGAAGCCAGCGCAACCGCACAGCCGAGACAATACGGGGCTAATGAGATTGGTCTTAGCCTAACGTATAAGTATAAATATACGTATTATGATTCCGCAACCGATGAACAAACGGGCACCGATGAGCAGACTAACAGTACATCAAGCACCATATATGCGGTTGGCAACAATGTAGTATCTAACGGCTATGGATACGCTGCGCCAAGCGCAGTATCACGTTACCCGTCCATTGCAGCGGAATTACTCAAGGCAGAAAAAGTGTTTTATGAGACTTTTAAAACCTAAAAAGGAGTGAATTTTATGATTAGTACAAGAGAAGCAACCGTCACGCTTGACGGCGTGACAACCGTAACATTTGACCGCAGATATCCATATTTTGCGGTAAGAAACGATAGCAGTGCCCCTGTGTACATTTCCACGGTGAATGCGGATTGCACGGCAGGCGCTGACGGTGTTGTTGCCGTGCCAAAAGACGGCAGCGTAGTCATTGCAAATTGCGGTGATATTTTCGGCGACGGCACACTGTACCTCAACGGCAGCGGGACTGTTACTATTATGGGGCAGTATGACGGCGGCAACCGTTTTAAGACAGCGGGGAAAGGGGGTGGTGAAACTGTTGACATAACCCCCACGTCACTGGGATATGCAGTAGGCGCCAAAATGTTTTTTGACGGCATTTATAATTTTCCCCCAAAACATGCCACAAACGGCAATACATGGGTAGATATGGTAAACAGTCAGACTATGAGCCGATACACAGACGGCAGCGGTTCTGGTCTGATAGCATCTAACCATTACATCAAACAGACAGGTATTGCAACAGCGATGAAGATACCTGACATGATTGATTATGACCATTTTACTGTGGAACTGTTTGTTGAAATAACAGGCGGAACTACGGGTGAGAACGATATTATCAGCTGTTTTGATAAGGCTGGTTTCGGTATTTACACCGAAAATGGTCAAATGATTGCGTCCATACGCTCTGAATCATTGGCCGATTACCTGAATATCGCCACAGCATTCAGTCAGAATACACCATATGGTTTGGGTATAACTTATGACGGACAGGCGTTTAAGTTCTATGTGAACGGCGCACTGGTCGGAACAAAAACATTATACGACTACAAAAAATCGACGAAAAATACATATCTGGGCTGTTTGGGTGCAGGTGATACCAATTATGCGGTAGGCGCATACAATTTCTATCGTCTGGCGGTATACAACAGAGCGTTGACTGCGGCTGAAATCGCTCAAAACTACGAAAAAGACGTTAAACGTTACGTCGATGGTGAACCTGATTTTCCTGCTGAAGACGAGACGGAGTGGATTACCGGCATTACCGAGAACCATAACAACATATTCCGTGGCGATGATTTATTCGCCAAAGGCTATGATATCAATGACATTTGTGCCATGATTGCCGACGGAAGTTTTTCTGATATCTATATCGGTGACTATTTCACGTTGTCGGGAAGCATTGAAAATGTCCCCTGCTTCGTAGAGCAGACCGGTGATGATGGTACAAAATCACTGGTGGAATCGACCCAGACGGTCACATATAATACAAAATTCCGCATTGCGGGACTGGATACATACCTGAATACTGGTGATAAAGCATTTACACAGCATCACGCTGTTATTGTGCCTGATAAAGCTATTGGAAGTAACCGAATGAATGGTACGAATACAAATAATGGTGGATATACTGGCAGTTTTCTGTTTACATCGGTATTACCTGTATATAATGCGCATTTTGATGCAAAATTGAACAACCATTTGCTGTTGCACAGTGAATATCTGACTAATAGTGTATCCGGAAATTCCGCAAATGGTTGTGTATGGGCAACTGTTAAAATTAACCTGCCGTCTGAACCAGAAATATATGGCAGCACCATATTTGGTGGTAAATATGATAATGGATTGAATTATCGTCAATTTCCGATATTTAGATTAACCCCAAAGTATATATGCAATAGAAATTGGTTCTGGTGCAAATCAACTGCATGGGATACCAGTTTTGGGGGTGTAACAAGTACTGGAAATGCGAATGCAAGTAGCGCGTCATCCATAGGTGGTGTCCGCCCTTGTTTCTGCATAGGCTGAGGAGGTGTGACAAATAGATACGTACAATGAAATCCAGCAGAAAATTGCTGACTGCCGCTGGAAGTTGTCAGATAGCGCCAGCCCCATAGGCGACTGGAAAATAGCCAAGTGCTATGAATATGCGTTGATGGGGCTACCTGCACCGTATGACATGACCGAATTAAACGCCAAGCGGCAGGCGGTAAGAGATGAAATTAACGAGCTGGAAGAGAAATTGAAAAAATTTGATATTCCTGTGGTTAGGAAATCTGAGGAGGAATGAAAATGTCAATGAACATCAAAACATATGTATGCGCCATTATCGGCGCAATAGGCGGGGCTGTTTCGGCAGCCCTGGGCGGCTGGGACAATGCCATTATTACGCTGATTATTTTTATGGCGGCTGATTTTATATTGGGGCTGGCAAACGCCATGTGGTGGCACAAATCCGACAAATCGGAAAACGGGGCGCTGTCGTCCCGTGCCTGCTGGCAGGGAATAGTAAAGAAGTTTGGTACGCTGTTAATCGTCGTATGCGCCAACTACGCAGACAGGCTGCTCAATGTGGATTATCTTCGGGACGCTGTGATTATAGCGTTCTGCGCATCAGAGCTGATTTCCATTTGCGAGACGGCAGGACTGATGGGCATACTGCCCTCGGGCGTGCAGAAAATTTTGTCAAAGATAATTGACCTGCTAAATGATAACGTTGATGGAGGTGGACGTAATGGCAATTCTGGCAGCCGATAAAATCATTAAAATGAATGGCGTAAACGTGCATCAGTATTTTCTGACAACGCACAATCCAAACCGCATTGATATGCCCGGGAAGCGTACTGCCAAAAACATTGGAGTGACTCTGCACAACACTGACCGCATCAGCACAGCAGCCAACACAACGCCCGCTGAGCAGTACACACGTGCCACAGTTAACGGAAACATGGGCACTGTACGTGTGCATTTTTATGTTGACGATGTTGGGGCATGGCAGGATCTGCCCATTGACTACACGTCCTGGCACGCAGGACAGAAGGGAAAGGCGGACGCATACGGCAGTGCTGCCGGAAATATGCAAACCATATCCATCGAATGTATTATGAACGGCAGCGGCGATGAAAAAGACTGCAAGGCACGTGACAATGCTGCACGTTTGGCAGCATATCTGCTAGATACATACGGCGGAGATCTGTACACCCACAACTACTGGTGCAATGTCCGCAACGGAAAAAAAGGTAGCATTGAAGCCTTAAACAAGTTGGACGATGGATATAAAAACTGCCCCGTGTATATCCGCCCCAAGTGGAACAGCTTCACGGAGCTGGTACAGTCATACCGCAAGAACAACAAACTGTTCTATGTGCAGGTCGGGGCTTTTAGTTCCAGGGAAAATGCTGAGGCTTACCTTAAAACAGTGAAAAAAGATTATCCGGGTGCCTTTATTAAATCAATGTAAGATAAAAAAATTCGCCGTCGGTAAGAGCTGTGGGACTCTTATCGGCGGCGCTTTTTTATTTTATTCTCTTAACTGATAACAAAAGCGAACCATTGATTATTACCAACGGTTCGCCTGTGTGTGTTTTGGCTCCCCATTCCTTGCAGCAGGCGAACGAATTATCTGATACATCATCTTTATTTGCGGGATTTAGTGGGATTTCTGTGTTCTTGCCACCCTTGAAATAGATATCCAGGCTGTCATCGTATACATATATGCGGCTGACAGCTCCGTCAATGAGCAGCTGCCTGCCCTCGTCAGTCATTGTATCGGCGTTCTGAATAAGGTCAAGTATTTTCTTTACAAGTTCAACCGTGGGCATATCATCGGCTTTGTGTTCTGCTATACGGATCTCGGTCTCTTTCTGCTCCTTCTGCTCGGTGAGCTGTCGGAGCTGAGTGTATAATGTTTCGTTGCCGCCCATTTCGGCAATGGCATTGACAACGTTATCAACCTTATTTGTAATTTTCTGCAGCTCGGCTTTCATTACCTTCACCTGATCGGCAGGACGAGAGTTCTTTTCATAATTCTCAATCACTTTTCTTGTGAGCTCTTCGGGGTCAGCATTGGCAAAGGCTCTCTGAATTGCTCCGATGATCTCATTTTCAAGTTCTTCCTTCCGCTCGGTGCGCTTATCACAGCCTGTATGCTTGCGCACTCCGTTGCAGCGGTAATATAAATGCTTTCCTTTGGCGCTGTTGCCGCTCATGCCGTTCATCGGTTCGCCGCAATGACCGCAAAACAGCTTGCCTGTGAGATAAAAATTCTCACGCTCGGAAATCTTCGGCGCACGCTTCTTGTTTTCAACAAGCTTTTTCTGAACTGCATCAAATAAAACAGGGTCAATCATAGCTTCATATCCTCCTTCAATACGGACGTCTCCGTATTTATACACGCCTATGTATTTTTCGTTGCTGAGCATTGTGTAAAAGCTTCCTGTGGTAAATTTCCTGCCCATGCGGGTCCGATAGCCCTTTTCATTCAGATATCGGGCTATTTCTGCCAGTCTCTTTCCCTCTGCATACATTCTGAAAACAGTCTCCGGGATAAATCGTGTGGCTTCATCTATCGCATACTTCTTGTCCTCTATCTTATAGCCGATAGGAATTTGCCCGCCTGTGCTCTGACATTTAAGTGCGCTCTGGTGCATTCCTCTGACGGTCTTTTCCCGAAGGTCGGCACTGTAAAATTCGTTGAAGCTCTCCATGACGTGCATCATCAGGTCACCTGCGGAGCTGTCTCCGAAGTCTTCTTTGATTGAGAGCAGGCGCACACCGTTACGCTTGAGCTTTCCTCGGTTGTAGGCAGCGTCCTCGGTGGAGCGGGCGAAGCGGTCAAGCTTCCACACAAGCACAAGCTCAAAGGTATGCTTTGCGCTGTCACTTATCATGCGTTGGAAGTCGGGACGATCATCATTTCTGCCCGTCATAGCTCGGTCGATGTACTCACCAATTACCGTGATATTGTTGGCTTTGGCATAGTTGTAGCAGTCGTAAAGCTGTCCTTCAATGGACTGCTCCGTCTGCTTGTCCGATGAATATCGGGCGTATATTACGGCGGTTTTCAAATTTAAATCACTCCTTGACATTTTCAGGGAGCTATGATACAATAAGCTTGTCTAAGGTTGTGATTGTATCACAGCTTCTTCCCCGTTCGGTGTTCCAGCGCCGGGCGGGGATTTTTTATTTCCTACTCTTTCCTCTGGGCTTATATACATAGCCCTTTTCAATCTTTGAATTTATGTCGTTTAACGCAGCATTTAATAATATTTTATAATCATCAACATTATTCTTATAATATATCGTTTGCTTTTTGCTATTTAAGTAATCCTTTGCTCTTTCCAAATCATTACGTTTTACAAAAGTGTTTGCAACGCAAACTGAATATGTTGCAAAATCAGGACAAAGAGATTCAGCCTCTCTATACGCATTCTCAGCTTTTTCAAACATATATTCGCCCTCATAGGCTTTTCCAAGATAATGATAAACAGAAGCCCTATTGCTGGACAGCTGATCTACCGAATATCCGCCCATATCAATAACATCTCTGGGCGTTCCGGACCATGACGCCCCTGCAGCAATATACTTTTCAAGATATTCTATAGCCTGCGGTCTGTATTTTGCCCCTAACCACACATAACAGTGAGAAACAACATACAGTCTTTTAGCATCAATAGGGTTTGGACCGCACAATTCAATTGCTCTTAATAGAACATCTTGGCGACTTTGACAATCGCTAATAATCGCCTTAGCCCTTGTACCTATTGTTCCGCCTATCCCCTGTGATTCAAAGAGCTGTAATGCGATATCTACATTGGATTCAGACTTTACCTTTGAAACAAGTTTACTAAAAATACCCATAATGCCACACCTTTCTTCATTTCTTTGTCTATTGATTATTTGATATGGCACTACTGTCAAACGGCTCCACAGGCTTCATAATCAGCGAAGCAGTGATATTTGTCCTGCTTTCACATGATAGGCAGAACTGCTGAGGATCCACGGCAGTCAGGTCAGTGTTTTCAAAAACAGACCGCACAAATTTTAACGAGTATATGCAGTCATCTATAATGTTTCCTGTCTTGTCATCTCTGTGCTGAGAATAGCCAGAGGCAACTATCTGCTCTATTGCAGTGCTGACATTGAAAATATTGCTTGAAACAAATACTGCCAGCCCGAAAACACATAGTATGTATTCCTGCTTTATCTCCTTCTGGGTCTTGCTTTTCTCCTTTACTGTGCCATTTGCAAGCCGTGCTGCTTTTGTGTCAGGAATATCATTTATCGGTGGAAGATGAAGATCAAGACACATAGTTCTGTTGTCAGCGCAATACTCAAAATCGACCGAAAAATCAACCGTCAATGTAACACTTTCAAGCCACTCCTGCGTTTTTTGCTCTATGTATTCGCTGTCACTGTTCATCAAAGCCCTTATCTCGCTTCGCCTCAGCTCAGCTTCAATCTCGTTCTGTGCATTGGCTTTTTCTGCTTTTATATTCTCGATTCGTTCAAATTCTGTTTTTTCGCTCTCGTACTTTTCAACAGCCTCTGAATATCGGGCATCGGCTCTTGAAGAAACATACTCTTCCAGAGCCTTTTTCTTTTTCCAGAAAGGCACCTTTACATTCTGCTCGGCTTCACGATACAGAACCGTTTCAATA